GTGCAACACAGTGCAGATTGGGATTGTCCACATACTCCAGAGTGTATGCTAGGCCCGAACAGCCGGTGGTTCTAACACCAACTTGTATTCCTAACCCATGCCCACGCTTGGCAATTGCCGACTTGACTTTCTTTGCTGCAATGTCAGTTACTGATATCGTGGTGTTTTGCATCGGTCATTGGTGCTTGGTTCTGTAATCGGCTACAGCGGCTTTGATGGCATCCTCGGCCAGTATGCTACAATGTATTTTGACCGGAGGGAGGGCAAGTTCTTCTGCAATCTCACTATTCTTAATACTGCCGGCCTGGTCAAGTGTCATGCCTTTGACCATTTCAGTTATCAATGAACTTGATGCAATTGCTGATCCGCAACCATATGTTTTAAACCTTGCATCTGTAATTACCCCATCCTCAACTTTAATTTGGAGTCGTAATACATCTCCTCTAACCGCAAGCTGGGGCACCGACTAAGCCGGTTCCAACTTGCGCATCTCCTTTATTAAAAGTTCCTACATTCCGAGGATTTTCAAAGTGGTCAACCACTTTATCACTATAAGCCATAATTTTCTCCTAGTACTAATTTTAACACATCTTCAGTTTGAAATCTATCCCATTTGAGTCTATTCTCTTCCCCAAGGATATAACGCAGATTTTGTTTACCGCCTAAAATTGCTGGGTCAATTCCCAATTCAAATCCTTGACGGAATGGTATAATATGATCAAGTTGGAATTGATCTTTTCTTTTTCCTGTATTAGCAGGAATAAGCCCTTCTTTTTTCATTTTACAAACACTGCGGTAAGTTGCTCTACGACAATCTCCTTTGTATTTAGAAAATAAATCATCAACCTGTTTCTTTGGACGAAGATTATTAAGTCGGCCATCTTTGTTAGGATTGTTTTCTAAAAATCTTTTCCTAGCGACCTTATTTGGTAGTCCTTTGTTCCATCCGTGCCCTTTGGCTAGACCATCCCTATTTTGCTTAGTCTTTTGTTCTTCGGTAAGTTTTTTACCTTTGTTCCACGGCTCGTATTCTCCTCTGTTTAAAGGATTTTTACAAGGAACTGAACAATACTCTAAAAACCGAGGCCTAGATACAAATTCGTTACTACAAAAGAGACAGCACCTAGTATGTCCATACTTGTTTTTCATACAAGTATTTATCTAGGTGCTCCAGTTTGTGAATTTGATGTTGTTCTTTTTAAACGCCGCGATCTTTGTTGGCTGCAGATTTGGCGGCAGCGGCCACAATGTTCTGAGCTTGGTTAACCGGCATCTTGACCGGAGTAGGTTCGCCGCCACCTTTGAACACAATAGGATCCGTTGACTCTGGTGCTAGTGGTTCCAACAAATTGCTTAATGGAGGTTGCCCAACCAATTCGGCAATGTTCTGTGCGTTGACGTTGATGTCTAGGCTTTGTGCTAGACTAATAAATGCTTGTTGGCTAATTTGCTTTTGTGCATTGGTATCGTCTGCACGGCCACTAAGAAAGGAAACCAAGCCCATCAATTCGTTAGGCTTGGGTGTAAAGTCCGACAAGTCGGCAACTTCACATATACGCATTATCTACGTGCTCGGCCCAGAGCAGGTCCAGCTGCTGGCTCAGCACCTGCTTCTGCACTCAATGCATCTAGCTCATCTTCGGCACCCATATCAGCACCTAGGTCGGCACCCATGTCAGCGCCGGCTTCAGCACCTGCCATTGCATCAGCAGCCACAGCATCAATTGGTGCTGGAGTAGTGCCAGTGACCACGCCCAGAGCTTGATCCATTTGTTGTTTGGCCTGTTGCAGATTTTGCATCAGAGCACTCAGTGCAGAACTAGCGTCACCATTGAATTGTACTGCTTGTTCTGGACCTACTTGATTCTTGATGCTGTCAACCAGGGCTGGCAGTTCTTTGAATTGCAGTTCAGAAACATCTTCCAACATGCCTTGCATCTTGTCAACCATGTCTTGAGCAGCCAACACCACTTGGGCTTGTTGTACTTCGCTCTCAGTAAGTCTGCGACCCATGAATCGACGACGTTGGCCTTCGGCTTGCATTAGCGCAGCACCGGCAACCATTTTTTGTTCGTCTGGGTTGAGTGTTTGTCCAGCAGTGCTTTTCTTGAGAGCAGCAGCCAGTTTAGGATCCTTGACTTTGGCTACAGCAGCAGCAGGATCGACTTGTCCAGCAGCAGTGGTACCCGGAACGTCCATTTCTTTGAGACGACCTTTGAGAGCCTGTTCCATCATGACCAGTTTGAGATAGCTGGGATCTTTCTCACTGTGATGGCGAGCTGATGTGCCTTGGTGTTCGTGGATTAGACCACGTACACGACCCAACATACCAGCAGTTTGACGACGGTTAAGTTGGTCAAAGCTGATACGTGAACCAAAGTAACTTTCGAATACTTTGGCGATTTGTTTACTTGGCTGAGGGGCCGCTAGTTCTTGCAGTTTCATTTGAGAATCCTCTAATTTGCATATATTTAGCCGAGTTTACACATTTCTCTAATTCAGTTGATACTGAGTTTAGCAAAATTAGCTTGGGCTGTACTTTCATGTTTACAATTTCATAAAAGTGGTCTGATTGACTGCGACGGCCAACACCTTGGCGGCATTGAATATCAGCGGCTAATGTTTGTTTTTTACGGTCTAAATTCAAAATAGTGTTGGCCAAATTCAACTGATTAAACTTGTCTGCTACACACCAACTCACAGCATTGCGTTTGCTGTCAAAACAATGAATAGCATGTGACCAAGTGTTAACTGAGTAACCGTGCTCTTGACGCTCCACATGGTATTTGCCAAAAACAACATAGCTACCATCGGTATCCTGCACAATCATGTTGTTGAGATTGCGTTTGAATTCACGTTCAGCAAAGCGTTCCAGCTTTTGTTCTTGTGTCATAGAGTCTTGATATACTGTGTTATCAACCAGCCGCAGGTGGCAAGCAACACTCCAATGATACCTATGCCCCAGCTGATCAACTGACTGTTTCTATTTTCAGACATTTTATGAACCAGGCCGTGGGTGGTCTGTGCCATAGTTTTGAGATCTTTTATGTCTGTTCTCACGTCCGTGAATTGCAACTCCAACGCTTTGTAGCGTTCTGCACACAATTCCACATGTGCCTCTAGACTTTTCTTTTCAATATCGGTGGTATCAGCCATGTTGTTATTGTTCCAATATACTATTTAGTTGTAGAAACCAAATGTTTTGATCTGCACCGTGAGTAGAAATAGTTCGTTCAACTCCAGATTTTTCAGTAAGTCCAGTCAACATTGGCACACCATTGCAATCATTCAACAGGCCCGCCAGTGGATCAGTGTTGTTGTTTACAGTGTACACTGCTTCAGCTTCGATAGCAAATTCAAACTCCCAGGTGCCGTTTCGATACACAGGCATGACCAAGTCCATAGGCTGGGCTCTAAGTCCAAGTATTTGTAAAAGGGTTTCCCAGTTGCGTTGTTGATTACGACTGCGATTCCAGGCTGCAAGATCTTGTATGGGCTGGCCTGCTTGATCTTCAAACGGTATCATACTAGTGCGGAAGCTGCCTGTAACGCCGGTGTAACTGCAATCAAAAAGTGTTTTGCACTGTATTCTCATTAGACAGATATTTAAGGCCAAAAGGAAACCCCGGATTTTTTACGTCCGGGGTTGTGATCTAAATTATTTTAGATTAAGAAGCAGCTAGCTTGAAGCCGATGCTGGTGCAACTATCCAACTGGAAACCAGTTGCAGTGATGTTGGCAGCAGTCAAGAATGTAGCAGCATTAGCAAATGCGCCAGTTGGGAACACGCCAAAACTCAATATTGTTGCATCAACTTGATACACTGCAACTGTAGAAGTTTGCTGAATTGCGCGAATAACGTTGCCAACGTAACCGTTGACACCTTGTTGACCAGCAACAGTGGTATTAGCAACAACACGGAAGAAGTCCAGTTTAGGACCAGCTGGGTTCACAGGTGTAGCAGCAGTAGCAGTTGCAGGAGCGATTGGACCGTTTTGTACGTCAATTGCAAATACCGGTTGTGCGTCGCCATTTACGGGAGTTAAGAATGCCATAATAAATTTCCTTTAAGTTAATGAGTCACTTGGACTCTGCTTTTATTTACCAAAGTGACAAGAATCACGTTGGTTGCGGGTTATTTCTGGCTCTATTTTGAGCAGCAAATGCAGTAGGATCAAACCTAGACACCAGTTTGCTGTAGCCTGCAGGTGTGGCCATAACCCATCCCTCGCCACCAGGATTTGCAATGTCAGCTTGTGTCATTAGATGAACTTTGAGTTTGTGCAACAATTCAAATGCATAGAATGCTGCACCCAGCGCTTCAGTGTTGCCATTGCTGTTCAAGTGTTCAACAATGTTGTTGAATTTTCTTGGAGTCACACGAGTCTGCAACCACTTACCAAACTCTACCACAAGTTGATTGGCTGGCTGCAAAGGAGAACCAACCTTGGTGTTTATAAAATCCACAGCTAGCTTGAACAAGTCTGTGATTTGTGCAGCTCTAAGTTCAGCAGGGTTAAACAGCTTTTGTAAGTTTTCTAGTTGGCCGCCGCTGCTGATTCTTTTTAGAATGTTAGTCAACTCAGTTACTGTTTTATCATCAGTGGTCAACACTGTTGGAGTAGCCGGCTTTTCCAGCAGCAGGCCGGGCACAGGATTGAACGCTACACCAGTCAGTGGCTGACGCTGATCGCCTTGGTCAGCATACATTGAATGTATTGCAATACCAATTTGTGCTGGAATAACGCCTGCTTGTGGATCGCCAGAAATACGTTTGCCCATTGCACTTTTTACAGGAATACTGTATTTGATGGTGTTGGGTTCAAACACATAGTTGCCTGCAATCACTGGAGGAGTTTGCATGAACAACAAGTCGCCTTTGACATACCCTCGGAAATTCTTGGGTAACGCGGCTTCGAGCACCGGGAACAACTTGGCGTAGATGTTGATTAGTTCAGTACGATCTCCTGAACGTCGGTTTTGTATATCTGCCATCATTCTTGGGCTGGTAGCAAGACCATCGTAGCCTTTGGCTTCAAACCCCGAACCGTCTGTTAGCACAAATTCGCCTGTGGCGGGCTTGCGGCCAAAAATCACAGCCGGCTTGCCGTCCCATTTGGCGGTGACTGTTCGGGGCTGCTCAGTTGCGTGCTTTACTATATCCAGTGCTTGCTGAATGCCAGGTGCACCGTTACGGAACACCAAGTCTTCCAAGTGTTCAATACCCTTGGCACGTCCGCCTACCCCGGCCTCAGCAGCTTCTACCACTATGTTATGTTCTATCAGAGCCACATGGCCTTGATTCACAATACGATCACGCAGTCGACCCAGGAATCCTACATCATCTTCAGCTACTGGTGCACTGGGTTCTTTGAGCCCATCTATATTAATATACTGGCGGAAATCTTTCAGCTTGGCATC